CGGTTTTTATATAGAAGAAAGTGGTGATTTTTTATAGAAATTTAGGGAAATAATCTTAGATTTTAAATGTTTTATAAAAAAATTTGGGAGCACCGAAGTACTCCCCATTAGTCAGTCTCTGTTCACTTATTCGCCAATTGCCTTTTTAAATTTCTTCCATACTTTTTCGTTCATCATCGGAGCTGGGCAATGTTTTCCGTTAACGTCAAAATGACGTATAACTGTAGTTGCATTATGGCAGTATTTGCGAATGTATTTGATTAATCGTTTGACTGCTGCTACCTGCTCTTTTGAATAAGGTTCTGCTTCTGTACATCCACATAATTCAATTGAGACTGAATTGTAATTTGTACATTTGCTGTAATACTTTCCACCGCCTGTAGCTTTGCAGTCGGCGTATTTAGCCCCGCCTACTGCCCATGTTGTTCTGTTCATTGGAATACTTCTGGCTGTGTTTCCTAACTTATCTACGAAGAAATGTGCTCCGGCTTCTCTTGTGTTTCCTGTAGCGTAATAATCAGCATTGTTTTTTGCCGTATCGCCTGTGTTCCCTGTGTAGTGGATGACAATATATTTAACATCTTTTCTGCTTCTCTTTTTAGAATTGTAACTAATTGACTTAGCTAATCTCTTGTACATATTCATCTATTATTCCTCACTTTCCACTTCCGGCAATCCTGCAACACTTGTTAACATACTAACCACTCCTGCTGTTGCAGAAATTCCAATTATTGAAACCCAATCAAGCTCTGTGATTAAATTTCCAACAGTAATTAATGATACTGCTGTCTGTGCCATTGTTTTTACAGCTCTGACACCTGCTGCCTTAATCCATTTCTTTGTCTTGTCACTCATTCGTTTACTCCTTTCCCTGCTTCATTGGCAGTTCCTTTACTCTCTTATAAATCTCTGTTCCTGTTCCATTTCCGCCCAGTGCATGATATGCATTATATAAATGTTCAAAATCATCCAAGGCTTCAACTGATATATGCTCCTGAGCTATGTGCTGTTTTCCCAGCGTGTATATCTTGTTATGCAGAATTGCAATAATTCCGTCCTTAATTAATTTATATGATGAATTTTTTGATTTGACATAATTAACTGCACTAACAAAAATTGCACCAATTAATGAAGGAATCCCACACAAGGATAAAATCTGATAAAGTGTCATATATATCTCCTTTTTTATTCCTCTGTTGTTTCTTCTGATTCGTTATAAAGTTTATAATTTATATATCCATAATCAGTAGAGTCTTGTGAAGAGTAATATAAATATAAATCATCAAAAGTAGAAATATCATATTCTTTATTTGATGTAACTTCAAAAAGACTATCTGAAGGTTTAGTAAAATCTATTTCTTTTTTATCACAATGAATAGAACACCAGTCATTTTTTGGTGGCAATGTATAATCTTTAAAACCGCCTCCTTTTGTATTAGCAGTTCCAAACTTTATATATTTGTATTTCCTTACATCAATAGGAACATTTTTATTTCTAGTTATATTAATCATTCCCTCGTGTTCTATTCCAAGAGTTCTACACATATCAGAATATTTTACAGTCATATTTTTAATTTGATTTGTAGTTGTGTTATTAATGGCATCAATCTGACTTAAAGCTGTACTATTAATGGCACTAATCTGACTTGTAGCTGTATTATTAATACTCTCAATCTGTGTAGATGTTTTATCCTCAATAATTCCTATCTGATGTGTAACTGTGGCATTTATGTTATTCAACTGTTGATTTGTTACATTTGTAATGTTGCTAATCTGACTTGATGCTACTGTATTAATACCTTTTGTCTGCGATTCTCCTGCAGCAACTGCAGAACTGTTTATAGCTTCTATCTGCGATAATGCTGTGTTGTTTATGTCTTCAAGTTTTGCATTAGTCGTATTTGCCAAATCCGTAAGTTTTCCATTCGTCACCTCTGTTATTTGTGTTGTTGCCTGCTCTGTTCTGGTATCTATCTGTTTTAAGCATTCTTCATTAACTTTGACTTTATCATTTGCTTCTTCTACAAGTTCTTCTGCCCTGTTAAGCTTTTCTTCAACATATCTTCTAAACGGCTTTTCCTGTTCAGGTTCAATATAGTCTGCCGGCTTTGTACGTGCCTTAACAGGAATAATTACAGTCTTGATTGTTGTTTCGCTGTCAGATTTAATTATTTTCAAATATGCCAGGATTTTCTTATTTTCCTGCAATAAAATATCAGGTATTTCTACCTGACTATCGTTTATTGCTTTATTTATTGTTGTTTCGCTATTGCCATTTGAAAACTGTACCTCTGTTCCATCTTCTACTTTGTCTGTTATCTTAAGAATCTGCCCCTTGTCATATTGATACAGCTGTTCAATCTGTGTCAGGGTTGAGTTTCCAAATTCTACCTCATGTATGTTATTGTCCATGTCTGCCTCCTTTCTATACGTCATAGCCGGATATAAACTTTCTGTTAACAAAAAGAATGTTGGCTCTTCTTCCTCCACCACTTCCTACTACATAGTTACCTGATGTTGCCGGATTTGTCTTTAAATTTCTTGTAAGCAACAGGTTATATCCACCTTGTCGGACTATCTCAAAAGCCGTATCTGGGTAAGCATTCCAATCAGCGTTAATTGCAGCTATTGGAATATAACCATCTGGTGCATTGATAGCTGCCGGACTTTCTGTTACTACCGCTGATACACAACAGAACATTTTTCCAAATATATCCGATACATTTTCAATCTGTGCAGTGCCGTGTACAATTAAGTCACCACCAACACCTAAATTCTCTCCTACATTTGCATAACTCTTAGTCTCTAAAGAACCGTCTATAACTGCATATCCTTTAGCAAACAGATTACCATCTCCATTCACTTCAAACATGTGATCATATGTACTGCCACTTATAAGTTTCTGTATACAAAATCCTGCCCATTTTTCTCCTGGAGTAGGTGGTTGCATGTATACACCATAAGTTCCCACATCTGACGTTACTTCCTGTGAAAAAGTTGAATCGCTAATATTCCAACCGCCTACTTTTCCGCGATTAGCCATTAATCCATCGTTTGACATCATTCCAACTAAATTACCTGACGAATCTGTGACCTTTAAAACACCATTGCCGTTCTTTTCTCCACCAAGATTAAGAGTACCACCCTTTGCCCAATCGAAATTGATACCTATAGTTGAAAGTACTTTTGTAATTACATTGCCATCTTTTCCAAGTCCTGCATTAAACGTCTTTCCACCATCAGTCGAAACTGCAATTGCATTTGCTGTCATTTTCCATATTGTTGTTGATTCTTTCAATGTTTCCTTATCGTGAAGATAGAAAATAGTTGAACCATCTTTCTGTTTTTCTTCTGTCTTATATATACCAAACGAACCCATCATCAAATCCGTTAATCTCTGCATTTCGTTATTGTAATCATTAATTAACTGCTGGTTGTTCTGATGTGCCTTTGATACTATTTTGTCAGATATTGAAAAGCGCTGGTATTGATTTTCTGTTTCAGTTTCAGCGCCTAAAGATAACTCCTGATTGCCACAAAGTGTAAAAGTACAGTTTGTGACAAAACTTTCAAATGACCTTCCTTTTCTGTCAGTTACTTTAATACTGTCCCCTGCTTCTATTGTAGGGTCAGATAAACACGATAAACTGTAAACCCTTATTGTTGTTCCTACCACGGAACTTTTTAGTATATTCATTACTTTATTTGCCATGTCCTCCGTCTGAATCAAAGGATTATCTTCCATAGTTAGAACATATCCTTCTGTTCCAACAAATGCCGTCTTGTTTTCTTCCGTCGCTTCAGATTCTCCTTCCTTAACAGTTGTAACTGTATATCCAAATCTCGCACCTGTTATTGTCATTGACGAACGATTCTTCGTTAATGAAGACTGTTCTGTTATTTCATAAGGAGAATTTGATTTTTCATACCATGCAAATTTTAATTTCTGATCTGCTGATATGTATGCATACTTTCCCAGAATTTTCCCACAATAGCTTACAATGTCCCTGAATGTAAGTGAATCTGTAGCCGGTCTTGAATTAACTATATAATTTGCTCCGGTTCCTATTGTAGTTGTGTCTAATGTAATTCCACAATGTGTACACGCTTCCTGAAGTATTTCCCTGATGGTTGCAGGATATGCCAAAGTACTTTCTGCATATGGTAAATCAAGAAATAATATCTTATCATAAGCCTCAATAACTATTGTGTCTCCTGAATCCTGGGCACTGTTAATGTAAAATATTCCCTTTGTTACATATTCAAAGCTGTCTTCTACTAAAAGACCTATCTTTGTTGATATTCTTGCATCTGTCAGGTCCACATCTTCAAATCTTTCATCCGTGTTATCGATTGTCAGCGATAATTTAGCCGCCACAACACTTCCTACATCAAATGTACTGTCAGATGATGTAGCCGAATTAATGGAATATGCCAAAACATCTGACATAATTAATGGTATTTCCGTATCATCTTTAAGAATAATTTTATCCTGCAGGTCAAATATTCTATCTTCCTTTATTGCTTCTTTATATGCTTCTGTTACATTAATCATTTAATTTCCTCTTTACTGTTGAATCAAGTCTACTGTTGCCGATTTGTAATAAAAAACTCCATCCGACAATCTTCCTAAAACTTCTTTAGTTAATGTTCCTCTGTATGTCTTAATAGTTATCAAGCCACCATCATCTCTGAACGTAACCGGGAAAAATCCTCTTGTTAGATTTTTCTTAATTTTTAAGTATTCATTTTCTGTTAAAATTCCCCATGTTATGCTTACTGTCTTTTTTTCTGCAACTACATCACCTGTCATTTTTCCGTTTAATGTTCTGCCTGTATCTGCCGTCCATATCAGTTCATCCGATATAGACAGACTGACAGGAGCAGGCAGTTCAATCTCTCCTGCCTTTAATATTGCTTCTGCTGCCATTTATTTTCTCCTATCCTATCGTCACACTATTAAAACGTCTGTCTAATGCTGCTTTCTTTGCTTTTTCAAGTCTTGCCAATTGTTCGCCATCGATATTAAATCCAACACTTGAAAGAGCTGCTATAATTCTGATTACTGCTCTGTCCATTATTCTTGCTAATTCATCTTTTGTGATTCCGTTACCGCCAGCTTTACTTACTGCCTCATCTACCATAGCCTGTAATTTGTTTTCAGGTGCAACAACTTCTCCCTGATGTCTGTTATCACCAATCATTGCAAGCTGTGGAGTGTTCTTTTTAACAAAACCACCTTGTGCAAGTTTTGGTGTAAGTTTAGGTATTTGAGGTACTGATATTGGATTTTCACTCCATAGACTTTCAAATGGTTTTACGTTACCTATTCCTACTCCTCTAATCTTATTAAGCATTCCGTTAATGGAATTAAACGGCATTTTAATAATCTTATTTATTCCATCTATTAATCCATTAACTACTGTCTTAAACGTATCAGCTATACCTTCCTTTATTCCGGTAAATATCTTTCCACCTGTACTGAATACATCCTTAACTGCTGTCCACGCAGCACTAAACTTTGAGCTAAACCAATCAACTACATTGCTAAAGCAACCTTTAATTGCTCCCCATACATCTTCTTTAAAGAATGATTTTACATTTGCAAACGCACTTTTGACTTTATCATATGCTCCTGTAAACTTCTCACTGAAGAATGTTCCAACATTAACGAAAACTGTTTTAACTGCGTCATATTTAGTCTGAAACCAACTACCCATTCCTTTAAATGTTGTTGATATAGCTGACCATGCTACCTTAAATGGCCCGCTTATGACTGTTCCAACTGTTGCAAGTATTCCTTTTAATGCTGTAAAGAAACCACTAAAGATTCCCTTTATTCCATCCCATGCCTTTTTCCAATCACCTGAGAATACTCCTGTAATAAAGTCTACTACTCCCTTTGCAGTTGTAGTTATTCCATTAATTACAGTTTGAATACTTTCTATATAAGTCTTAACTATTCCTACTATAGTTTGTAATATAGGGTCTATTTTTTCTTTTAATTTTGAAAATGCATCAGGTAATGTTGTAGTTAAAAATTCCTTAATTGCATCAAAGCACACAAAGAAGGCACTTTTAATACCTTTCCAAATTTTATCAACAGCTTTCTTAAACCAATCGCACTTGTTATACAGCAATACAAATGCTGCAATTAATGCTGTAACTGCAACTACTATTAAAGCCAAAGGATTTGCATTCATAACAATATTTAATGCCTTTTGTGCTAATGCGGCTGCTTTTTGCGCTACTGTTAATGCAATAGTTTTTGCAGTACTTGCGGCCTTCACTATTGCATCTTTTGCATATAGCGCAACAATCTTGGCTGTTTCGATATTGTCCTTTATCTTTGCAACGGTACACGCTGATATAGCTTTCTTCATTTTTTCCAGAATTGACACTATACCACCTGCATTTACAATAAATTCGCCGAATTTTATTGCTTTCCATGCTGCCATAAATCCTGCTACGGCAACTGTTGCTGTCCTGATTGTTCCCGGATGTTTTTCACACCAATCCGAGAATTTATTTAGTACTCCATTAATTCCATCCCATATTGTGGTGAATGCTCCGGCTGTCCAACTTGCAATTTTAGTTAATACGTTATCCCATAGCCATTTAAACAATGGTTTCAATGCTTCAATTACTGCATTAAGTATGTTTATTGCATTTTTAAGGGTTTCTAAAAATCTTGGGACTACTTCATTAGCTGTCCATGTACCTAATGGAACTAATACATTTTTCCAAAACCAAAGTAAACCCTCACCTACATTAATGGCAAATGGAGTTAGTGCTTTCCATAAATTATTTAAGGATTTTTCTATTTTTCCATAATTTATATTGTTTAATCCATCATTTAATGCTGATATAAATTCAGGTAATCCTTTGCCTAATGTCCATTTGGCAACTGGAACTAAAAAATTAGTATAAAAGCCTTTAAGTGCATTCCAACTAAAACCAGCCAATTTAGACAAACCTTCATTGTACAGTTTTTTTAATGCTTCTGTTGTTGGTGCCAGTTCTTTTTGCATGTCCTTGAAAATCTTTGCAAATTTCTTTGAATATCCATCTAGTTCTGTCTCACCTTTATTAAGACTTCCATAGTCAACTTGACTACCGGCTACTGAACTACCATTACTTCCATTGCTTCCTGATGATGAATCATCTGATGTTGGTTCAGTTAATTTATTTATCTTGTCAAAGCCTGCAAGTGATTTTTCAACTTTTTTTGCCGTCTTTGTAGCAGTATCTCCTATTGATTTCACATTACTGTTTGCATCAGAAGCGGCTGCAGAAGCATTTTCCATTCCTGTTGCTATTCCTGTTGTGGATTTTTCTGCATTCTTGTTACCTGTAATTAAGTCTGTAAATGCTTTAAATGCACTTGCAAGCGTTGCCAATTTGCCTAAAAGTACATTAACTGCCTTAATAACCGGAGTAAACACATTAATTAACCCCTGACCTAAACTTGCTTTCAGACTGTCAAACTGCAATGCTAATAATCTTGTTTGATTTGCCCAACTGTCTGATGTTCTGGCGAAATCGCCTGTAGCATTTGATAACTGTTGTTGAACAAATGCATATCTTAACGCAACTTTTTCCTGCTCATTCATCTTTGCAGTTGTTTTTCCATAACCATTAGCAAGAGCATACTGATCTAACGCTGTTTGTGTCATTACTACACCTAAATCTTTTAAAGATTCAGTTTCACCTGTAAATACAGATTTTATTTTTGTATATGCTTCATCCTGACTAATGTTATAAAATGATGCCACATCACCGGCTAATCCTGTTAATGTGGTACTCATATTAGCTGCTTCTTTTTCTGTAAATCCAAACGCTGATGCCATCGAGCCAAATGTACCGGCATATCTCTTGGCCATAGTTTCTGACAAACCAAATTGAGCTGCTGCACTTTTAGCGAATTTATCAATTGTACTACTCATATTTGGGAATGCTACATCGACTACGTTCTGAACTTCTGCTAAATCACTACCTAATTCCAGGCATTCTTTTCCAAAGTTAACTATTCCTTTAACAGCAAAGGCAGAAGCTATAACTGCCCCTGCCTTTTTTGCAACTGATTTTATTCCGTTTAACTGTGACTGAAATTGATTCTGATTAATAACTAAATCAAGTCCAATCTGACCGACACTTTCAGCCATATTCTCTCTCCTTTCTAAAGCAGGCACGCTCTCCTACTCTAAGGTGGAGATTATTGGCTCTTGACTTCATTTCTTCTTTTCCTGATAAACTCTATGTAATTAATTTGATTACATCGTGGGCATTTAATTTCGCCCTTAAAGACGTCTGCCTTGCACAAGGTCTGCCCACATATATTGCATTTAATTCTATACATTTAACCCTGCCATTCTCATAAACATCTTTTCCATATTCTGAATTGATTTCTCTGCATCTTCTTTTGATACTGTTGCCCTAGAATGTTTCGATAGCCATTCATTCCTGATTTTTCTTTGCTCATCATTAAAGTTCTTTAATATGTCTTTGTCTGTTTCTGCTCTAACAGACACGATTCTTCCCAATGCCGTATCAGGTGAAATTCCTATTAGCAAGCTCACAAATTCACTCCACCGCATTGTTTTTAATTCTGCCAGCCTTATTCCATACTGAGATGCAAAAGAACTCACTATGAGGTCAAAATCATCTATCAGGTCATAGAATGTATCTACTCCCCCGACTGTTCATTCTCACTTCCGGACGCAAGATTAATTGCAGCCATTACTACAGTGTTATAGTCTTTGAAATTAAGATGTAAAGAATCTAATTTCTTTTTGCTTTCTTTTGTAAATATGATTTCACACATTTCAAGAACATCCTTAGCCGTTGGTTCATCTGTTGCAAGACCCATTACTTTCAATAAGTTTTCTGCACTTGCATCAACTTCGAGTTCTATATCTTTTACTTTTAATCTTGGGTTTTCTTCAAAATCTAATTTATCTGTAATATCAATAATCTTTGACATGTTATATTCCTCCTAATACTAAAATGGAGCAAGGCTTTTAACCCTGCTCCTTAATTCTAAATTGCTGGTGTTACAACTGGCTTACCATTACTCTGAACATCAAATTCAAGTGGTCCTACTGCTGTACTGTCACCTGCTCCAAGTGCTGTTACATTAAATATTGCATTTTTCAACAATACTGTAGTCCCATCAGGGAATGTCCACTGAAAATTTCCTTCTGCATCTCTGCCATTTACGAACGCTTTACCTGCTACATAATCATTCCCTGCATCTCCTACATTACGTTTTCCTGATACTGAAATAGTTAATGCTTTTGCTGTCATTAATCCTCTCTGCCATCCTTCTGTGTCCATTGGTGTCCAATTTTCTACACCGTTGTCAAATGACACTGAAAAACTTTCCATATCAGCTATACTGTTTAATTTACCTTCCTCTGCACCTAACTGAAAGGCATTTTTATACACTGGAAAAACTCCTGGATCCTTAGCTGCCATGTTATACTCCTTTCGAATAATAAAAATCTATTTCTATAACCCTTTCGTATACTCCTTTTTCATCTGTTCCTACATCTATAGGTTCTGAATTAAGTAACTTTATATAAGGGATATGAACATTGTTAATTGTTACATTTGTCTGACTTCTTAAAAAATTCCATAAAGCCATCGCTTTTTCTTCTGTTTCATCTGCATCATTAGACCAATGCAGAAGTATTGATACAGGTTTAATGTCATATGATGACTTTTCACCTATACACATTCTTGGCTGATCAGATGTTCTTCTCTGATATACTCCAACAGATTTATCCTGCTTGTTATCTAACTTTCCCATGTAATAATGTTCAGCTATATCAAACTGCTTCAACCAGTCTTTTATATCCTTTAAAGAAATCATCTATATACCTCCAAGTTTTTTGTACAATTGTTTATATGTTTTTCGTGCAAAATCCTTTTTTGAACCATTTTCAAGATAATCCTCTGCCCATCTGCCTTTTGCATTTGGATTTTCTGATTTTGTAAAATTAAACTCAGGATGATAGTACAACCTTCTTGCATATGGAGTATTAAAAGCAATTGTAATCTTTCCGCTTGCACTGTCAGAATAATCTACAAAAGTCTGTGTATTCTGTAAATTACCTGTATCAAATGGAATTACCTGAGACTGAACCATATCAGTATGTACTGCTTCCGCAGTCATTTCTAATGCCATTCTTTGTGCTTTTGTTAATTTTGCTATCCTACCCATATTCAATTTGATAGTTGAACTTACTTTCATATTACACCAACTCCAATAACGTATAATTTACACTTCCATCCGGATTTCTTGCTTTTGTTCCCTGATATATTGTTCTTTCCACTCCAAACACTGTTACTTTCCCACTACTTATAACAGCCTGCTCCGGGCATATATCTCCACAAAAATAAGCTTTTCCGCTTAAAGTTACTATCTTCTGTTCTGCGGTCATTTTTGTATATGCCATGTCCTGATAATTACACTTTAATTCATCATTAAGTGCAATTAAAGGAGCACCTGTTTCAGATACTCCTTCTTTATAAATAGTTACATTTATATCTGTCTTGCACATCGATTTTGGTACCAAATTAGGATATTTCATTACACACCTACCAATCTGCAGCACAACCCTGTCTGCTCTAATAAAGCATATAAATCTTTTCTAATTGCGACTCCATCCTCAATATATAAATTCCATGAACTACCAAAATTCATTGATACTCCATTAAGTGAATAACTTGATAATACAGTATTAATCATGTCTTCATTTTCATATTCAAATTCTGCCTGTCTGTATACAACCTCTTTTACCACATCTTTTTGAAATTCCGTAAGATTATCAAATCCTTTGGCAACAATTCTGTTAAATGTCAGTGCATCAATATGTCTGCTTGCCTGCCTCAACATCTTATCAACATCATCTTGTGGTATTAACTCTCTGGCAGTTTTCAAATATTCTTCCAAAGACACATAAGGGGTGTAAGCCATAGGCTCACCCCCTATTCTGCATTACTAGCTTTGATTTTTTTGATAATTCCTTCTTTTGATGTGGCATTACCTAAATCAATTCCATGTTCTGTAGCATATGCTTTTAATTCATCCGCTTCCATTGCAGAGAATTTGTCACCTGAAATTTTATTAAGCTGAGCTTTCAACTCATCTCTTTCTTTAACCACCTTTTCATATTCTGCATATGAAACTGTAGTCTTAGGTGAGTGTTCTAAAATTTTACCTTCATCATCGTAAATATCATATCCTAATGTAAGATATTCATCTTTCTGCATTTCAGATATGTTATATACCTTATTATCCTTTACCGCTCTCATGGTATTGCCTCCTATTCTGCTGCTGCATGAATGATACATCCCTCTTTCATAAGTTCATCAATAGCAAATGTACCATTAAGTTTTCTGTTCTGATATAAATAGTTGTCCGCGGTTCTTGAATCTGTTCCAGGTTCAAATACTGTAATGAAACTATACTTGTTTCTTGATACCTGACATTCAGGGTCAATTAACATGTAATCCATCTGAACCGCTGATACATCAGCTGTACATCCTGAAGTAAAGTTATATTTGGACTTAAATCTTGCAGATGGAACTTCCTTAATCATTCCAATATCATCGATAGAGTGAACTCTTCTGTCGATTCCCTTTGCTCCGCTTACTTCGAGTGTTCTCTGAATACCCTCTGCATTCTTAAGCAACTTTAGGTAAGCTGGTGTACAATAAAGAATAACTCTGTCAAGTGGAACACCTGCATCTGTCATAGCTTCCAAGTTATCATCAAAATCTGAAAGAACATTTGCTGTTGTAAGAGCTGTTGTCTTAATCTTTGCACCTACTCTTTTAGCTTCTGAATAAAGCTTACTAAATGTATAGCAGTCTGCTTCAGGAATAGCCTGAGTTGTTTCAAATCTCTTCTGAATGTTTGCAATTGTTACTACTAAATTAGTTTCATCAACATCTACCGGGTCGATTACAAACTCAATATCTCTGTCGTGATCTAATGTCTTTGTTTCATACTCATTTGAATATGAACCTGTGTTAAAACCTAAACTACCTCTTGTATGGTCCTTATATCCACTTACTGATAATTTAGGAATCTTTAAGTTTTTACCATTCACAATCTGAATGTCTGAATTTGAATTATATAAATCTACAGAAACCTGTGACTGACCATATAATTCGATTAAAATGTTGCTGAAAATATCAGCGTACTGTAATGCTGCCATGTATTACTACCTCCTATTTTTTCTTTATTCCAAAGATGCCTCTTAATAAGTCATCCTGGTTTTGATTTTGATTGTTGTTTGGAGCACCAATAGGTCTAAATCCCTGATTATTATTTGCTCCACTATCTGCCGGTTTCAAGGCTGGTACATCTTCTAAAACCTTGTTTATTGCTGCTTTTACTTTTTCAGCATCAACTGTTCCATCCGTATTCATTACTTCCTTAAAATCAGCCATTTTTATTACATATGGAATAGATTTTGCATCAATTCCTAACTCTACAGCCTGTATTGTTGCTGAATTCTGAACCATAAGCTGCTGATTCTGACTTTTAGTCTGTGCAAGCTCTGTCTGCATTCCTGCAACGTCAGGTGTATTCTTTGCTCTCTGCGCTTTGTAACTGTTAATTGCCTGTGTCACTTCATTTTCTGACATTCCCTGTTGCTGAAAGAACGACCTTAAAGCCGACTGTTCCGCCCTTGCGGTTCTGCTATTAACAATTCCGTCTAACTGTTCCTGGGTATATGTTGCACCCTGATTGTTATTTCCAGTATTTTGGTTACTGTTACCATTTCCGGCATTGTTCTGGTTATTATTACCGTTTCCGTCTCCATTACCTTCTCCTGAACCTTCTGCAAAAAACTGAATGTTCATAGGCACTAATGTTCTTCTTATCATATTCGTTTTCCTTTCCGTTTTAGCTCGTCAGCTTATTCCGAGAGTTTTAAGCCATCACGTTTTGGGCATATAAAAAGCACCTACTTACTTGTAGATGCTTTTGGTTCGTCTTTTTCAATTACTGCGCCTAATTTCAATAAATACTCCTTGCGCTCATTCGTCTTAGCTTTAACTTCATCTCCAGCCTTTACCAATTTAAGGTTGTTTTCCTTGTCATAAAAATTGATTTTTGCTATTAACATAAGTTACCTCCTATTCTTCATTTTATTGCATTTAAAAAACACCCTTTCGGATGTTGTTAATTATCTTTATTAAATTCCGGGAACTATTTCTTTGATTCCTTTTGCCATTTCAGCAGCTTTCTTCATTAGGCTGTTTTGTTCTAAATACTCCAATCCCTTAATTGTAATTTCCGGTTGGGACAATGCTATTTTCGGATGTCCACAATCAAAACTGTTCCACACCTCTACTCCTGTTATGTACTCTTCATTTACAAGCATTGCAATAATCCTACACCATCTGGCTTCGGTTAAATTCAAAGCATCTTTAGATATTGTTTTAGTATCAAATTCTTCCAAATCCATTGCTGCTTCCATAATTTTCAGAATTTTGTATATGACTTTAAAATTATCCATAAACAATTACTCCTCTATCACATCTATGCCATATTCTTTTGCGCATGTGTTTTCAATTCTGCATCCTCTGTATTTCTCCCAGTCCTTACAGAAATATGCAACATCGGCATCTGCTAACAGTTCCAGGCTCTTTCCTAAGAACCATAGTGGCTTTGCATCATGTGGAGCATTTTCAAAGAAACTGTCAATGATTTCTACATCTTCATTACATTTTTGTTTGATTTCCTTAATTGCTTTTACTCTTTCTTTCCTAATCTGTTCATCTGTTTTGTCTCTCATTGGCTGACTTATAAATACTTTCATTTTCTTTACCTCTTTTCTAATTTTTTGTATAAAAAAAGACCATAAATAATTATGATCTAAATTAAATTTAAGTATAAAAAATACCACCTAATCTTTCGACTGGGTGGCATCTATGCAAAAATACCTCTTTCTCTCTCATCAATTTCATTTAACTCCTTTTTTATAACCTCTTTTTCCTCTGGAGTTAAATTTTCATTTTCCATTTTCTTAAACAATTCTTCTTCTCTTTCTGTTCTATATCTCATCATTGTTATATACCCTCAAAAAACGACATAATTTCATTATATATTGACTCGTTTGAAGAAAAACTCTCTGCTATTACCTCTGAATAATTACCTCTAATATATCCATCATAAGCATATTGACTTAATTCTTCTTTCAATTTAACATTATTTATATTACCTAAATAATTCATCAATTTTCTATCTACTAACTTTCTTGCTTCATTATAACCTATATTTTGGGCAATTGCAATATCACCTATTTTATTATAATAATATGAATGCCCTAATTCATGTAAATAAGGTGCATATACAGTTTTATTTGCAAATCTTTCTTCGTTTTTAGTTAAAAACCTTATTATTTTATCTGGACTATCAAATTTACTATTGATAAACATTGTTTTTGATTGTGCATGATAGCCACCAATTGCATATGTTGAAAGCCCACATCTATTAAAATCCACTATTGCTATTTTAGGTAGTTGAAAATTATCTGGCAAATCTTTTTGTAATTTTTTCAAAATCTTTTCAGTTAATCGTACAGCTTTATTTTTGGTTGTATTGTCTATATCTGTTACCATATTAAAACTACTATTTGAAACTTTTTTGACCTCGATTGTCTTTTGCTGTAATTTAATTGGATTTACATTCTCATATTTAGGTCTAAAACTGTTTGACATATAATCTATTTTTTTATGCCACTCATTAGCCCTTATCGCATATTGCTTCTTATTTCCATCATCTAGCGAATAAGTAGATAACCTGTCAAACTTATCAATATTTCTCTGAATTAAATTTCTTCTGTTTTCCTGCTGTTCTGCAACAACCGCCTGCTTCATTTCCTTTTTGGTTACCTTTTCAGGCTTTTCAGAGATACCTGGGAAATACGTACTATGTCCATCCTTGCAGTTTGGATGATACAAACCGCCTGCCATTGCCTGAGACATTAACGGATATGGGCCATCACTTGCCTTGCCGCCACTCCATACATCATCTATGAGTATCTTTCCGGTCCATCTTCCACACTTAGGACAAGGTAACCCACGTTTATTTACAATTACTGTAGAAATGCCCCATTCCTGACGTTTTGCACCTTCTCCCTGACAGTAAGCTCTTGTGTTGGCTGTTCTTAATGCCATTCCTGCATATGAAGCAATGTTTACTCTTGCACCATTCTTATACTCTATACAATTAATTCCACGGCTTAAAAAGTCTTTTGTGGCCATATCTACTGCCTTTTCATAAGTTCCAGCTCCCGTATTGTAGTATATCTGAGAATTAAATATTACTTTTCTGTACTGGTCATTTGCCATTCTGAGCATTGCAGTTTCTGCTTTTCTCATGCTGCTATTAACCTCATTTAGCAATGCATCTAACTTTCTATCGTTAATACGAAAAAAAGCACCTTCAATGGTGCTCCCTGCCTTATGTGTTAACTTTGCTCCCTTTTTTATTGCTTCAAGAATGGCTTTCTCCTGTTCGGTTTCTCCGGTTCTTCTATGTAGCAATATGGACTTTTCAATATTTCTGTTAATATCTGCAAATATCTTGGTGAACTTCTTTTGATTCTTTTGCTTGTATACATTAAGAGCCTTAAGCTGTTCTGCCTGCCATGAAGTCCAGTTCAACCCTTCTTTCATTTCTTCTGCTCTGTGATGTGACAAATTGCGCATCATGGAATCTATAAGTTCATTTTCAATTGCTCTGAAAGCCTCTTCAACGTCATAATCCTTTGGCATTCTTAATCAACTCCATTAGCATATACTTTAAAACCAGCCTTTTTAAACTGTCTTTTTAAACTTTTTACCTGAGTAACTGAATTACATTTATCATTTCTCATTTCAATTACTTTGTCTTTCTCCAATGCATAGATTCCTCTTGGAACTTGCTCTCTTGCAAGTCTAAGAAGATTCATAGCCTTATTCTTCGACATCTGATATACTTTCTTTCCCACTATTACCTTCATTAATCAAAACTCCTTCCATGTTCAAAGCAGGTTCCTGTTCGTCTGCTATTCCCTGCTCTGCCTTTAATCTTGCAACTTCTTCTTTTTTCCACTCTTCATCTTTTGTATCACCATACAATTCCTCAACGGACGCTTCTACACTCATAATTCCCTGTGTCTTAGCTTTTCCAACTGTCTCTACCTGACTTTCAAATGATGGATTAGCATACTCACTAAAATCAATTGTGCATTTAACCTCTGTTAATGTTTTATTTTGACTTATATTGATAACATCAAATACTTTCTGAATAAATAAAGGTATCTGGTCCTGTAAGATGTCTACTATGTTTCCTCTTGTATAAAGAGTAGTCTTTTCTTTTTCCCTCTGTGCTTCTGCATTGTCCAACTTCTTTACATCAATTCCCAACGTGCTAGGACTTATAATACCCTGCAGGCACAAATCCAGGGCAGTAATGTACGTTGCCAGATACGATTCGTGTGGAATTGCTGGCTGTGTCACTTCAATTTTATTTTGAGAATTTTCAGACATATCATCACCTTTTGCAATATAAGAATTGTCAAAGGCATTTGGTTTGATTATTGCTCCGTTTTCAGGATTTCTTGGAAGTAATGATTCAGGAATCCACTCCTTACTTCGCCCTTTTCTTAAAGCGTCCATCCATTGACTCCATGCTTCATCTAACGCATCAAAATCATCCGTCTTTTTATCAAAGATAGACTGACCTCTTCCCTCCCATTTTGCACTTTCTCCAAACTTTATTGGGTGTGCCATCATTACTGATTCATCAAATGCAACATCGGTTAATCCACTCAACATTGGAATTGTATTAACAGCAACACTTACCTCATCCATTTCTCTGTAAAGTTTGTAGGCAATATAACCATATCCATAATGTTCTTTTAAGTAGTAGCTTGTATCGTTGTATCTATATTCAGTAGTAAAAACTACTTCCTGTATTCGTCCTCTGTTATACACATAATCAACTTTGTCTGCTCCATAAAACTCTATAATCGGATATTTGCTTATTTTTGTATCGAGTGATATTTTAAATGCGCCATCACCTAATACAAGCATCTTAGACGTTGCCTTTTTAAGTATTTCTTTAAAGTTATTATCTTCTGCTATATCGTCCCATGTCCTTTTGTCTGTACCTTTTGCAAATGTAATTTGGCTAAAATCATTAATAATAATGTCAGTCAATCGGTCAACTATAATCCCTGGTAAGCCTGTATGTATTTTTCTTATCTCTCTTCCAACAGTTGAACGTGCAGCCCAAAACTTCACACCATCAGAACCACCTGGAATGTTTTGATAAAGCTGTGTCAGTTCGTAGCTATCACCACGATACCAAATAAGATTTTTTACACAGTTTCCATCATAATTAAGTAATTCCCTAATGTTAAACGTCTGTTTTGGAGCGTCCTGTATTCTTAAAAAATGTCTTATTCCATCTCTCATTTTATCTAATAACCTCATTCTTTATTTACTCCTATTTTCTTTCTGTATGGAATCCAATTGTACTGAACTGAGTTAACCATATGATCATTGCCGTCTTCTGGTTCCTGGTCCTTTTCCTCTTTCCATGAATACTTATCTAATTCCTTTTGATATTCCTTACAGGTTTCAACAATAAAAAAACTTGACTGAATGTCTTTATCATCATTAAAGTTCATCCAACCAAGTTGTAATATAATTCTATCTATAATTTTCACACCCTTATATGCTTCATTGAACACATATAAGCATTGTGCGTGTTCTCTTTTAAACTTTTTTAATTCAGTTATGGTTGCCTGGTCAGCAGAATCAATAAACGTCTGCTTTGCAAGTCCCCATTCCGCTCTGTTTCTTTCAAGAAAATCATAATAGTTTTTAGCAGTATCTGACGGAGCTAATGGAACCCCTATTTCAGCATTGTTATACACTCTTTCATCCAAAAGTATATATCTGCCTCTATTTGTTATTCCTGCAAAACTCATGGCTATTGTATCAGGACTTTTAGTTGAATACGCTGTATCTAATCCACTTGTATATATTTCAAACCATTCCGTCTGCTTTTTATCTGCTCTGTTTCTGATAAATGCTTTTGCTTTATCAACTGTAATAACATGATGCTTTCTGTCAAATATGCTGAATACAAGACCTGTAGCCTTTCCTCTAAGACCTAATATTTTGTTTTTATACATTTTGGTTCCAACCGGAACCGCATCTATTTTGTCCTGAATATCCTGCTCTGTTAAACTAGCATTATCATAAAAAGTAAAATACCAATGAACCCAGCCAACTTTTTCAGGTTCATTTAACTCTGCCAGCAATTCTTCTGGATAATCTTTAATATACTTTTTTAAAGGTCTGCTATGATTAATAAATTCTTTATATACCGGCAAATCGGGACTGTCAGGATTTGATGTAGTCATCATATACTTGCATCTATGGGATATTTCTCTTAAAAACTCCATATCTGCCGTATTAACTTCATCAATGTAAACACATCCCTGCTGTGAACCCAATACCTTTTTCCAACGTGCCTTATTATCATAACCACACACGTAAATTATCTTTTCACCATTTGGTGTCTGGTACTTAATATGAGATAAACCAATTTTGCCCTGACCTTTAGGATAATATTCAGCTAAACCATCGAACTGATCTAAAAGACCTCTTTCATTGTTAATTACGTTCTTCTCAACAGTCCCAAGGTCTGCTCCTGCAATAACATGGTACTTAATATCGCTCTTTGCCACCATAAGCATAAACTTAAATATACCTACAGTAGTTTTTCCTGCTGCAGTAGTACCTTCAAGATAATCTCGCTTAGTTTCTGTTAATATAAATTCTTTAAATTTAGGTGATAGTATTAACAAATCTACTCACCCTCTCTTACAGGTGTCATTTGAGCTAAAATACTAGCAATGTTATCCAACTTCTCTGCTTTCTTTTCCTCTGCTTCGTTATTTAAGTCTATCTTGTCAGTATATAAACCATATCTCTTACCAAGAAGCTCAGCTGCTTTATTTGCATCTGAAACTCTTGTAGGTATTTCAACTATTTGGGGTATCTCTTCCTTAACTGTTTGCTTTCTCATTGTCCCTTTTTCATCTGGAACATATGTAGATGTTTCTCTGCTCAAAGTAACTACAACATTTTCTTTATGTTCCCTTCTCATTACTGATGTGAGATACTCCAATACTTCCTGTGCGTCTGCTGTTTTTTCATTGTGCAATTCAGCTAACTGCTTTTCTATATATTCTTTAATCTCCGGCTTATTCATAAGCCTGGAAGCAGCTGCAGCCGCAACATTATCATTTTTGACATTTTGATATGCCTTTTTGTATGCCATTGTTTTGTTAAAATCTGGATCCGACAAAAGTTCATCACAAAATTTCTGTTCCTTAATTGTCACTGCAACCACTCCTTTCTTCTTAATTCCAAATTGTGTATAACTTATTACACATTTTCTTTATGCACTAAAAAAGCACCCTAATAAGGATGCTCTTTCATTCTTCGATGACTCTATAAATACTTAATTTCGGAGGAGGAACTTTAGTTCCCTTTGTGTATTTATCATATTATAACAATATCATATGTTCAATATAAACTTCTATCAACACTTTATTAATTTTTCAAGTTCTATTAAAGCTTTTCCGTGTAATTTGCACACCCATTGATATGTATACTTCATTTCAAGTGCTATCTCTTCCCACTTTTTTGATTGACAGTATCTCTTATATAAGATTCCTCTGTATTCTTCGTTACTTACTTTTGAAATCGTTGTCATAATCTCTGCTCTAATCTCAACTAACTTACGAACCTCTGTATTCCACTCTTCTATTCTTTCCTCGATTGTGCAAATTGTATCTGCCATCTTGTCCTGCGATGTAGAAGATATAACTCTTTCGCCCTGACTGATTGCACTTGTACTTGTTACAAGTTCCTGCAATGTCTGTATTTCTTCTTGTAGTCTCTTTATTCTATGTTCTGCTCTGCTTACCTGGAGCAAATACTCTTTAGCTTTGTTTGTTTCTGCCACGTTATCCATCCTTTCTGTTTTATGCAAAATAAAAACCAACTACCGAATATTGGTAGTTGGTCTGTTATTTACTTATATTTTCTATTTGAAACTTCATCCAGAATAATCGACAACAATAAGAGTAATCCGTCTTTTTCTTTATCAATAAGCCCCATTTTTCTTCTTACATCATGTCCATATGTCATATACGAATATTGTTCAAAAACTTCTTCCCAATCATTTATATTATATGGGCATCCTTCATAAACAAATGTCATATTTTCCTTGTATTTGTTCATTATGTAGCGAACAACATCTCCATCTTCAAAATGTGAAATTATATCATCAACTCTTTCTGATTCTCCTAATGAAATAAGTGACATAATATCATATCCGAACATTTCCAGTCTATCATTCCACTTTCCAATCTCTGTAAATTTTGTTTTATTCTCCATATATAACTCCTTTACAACTTCTAAATATTTATTTTTAAATTATACCATTCCAACTACCTCTATTCAATTGTCAATGTTCGACCTTTATCGACTAATCATCGTCCCATTTTCTCGCGTCACGTTCCCTGCGTCTATCGTCTCTGGAACTCATAACGCATAGTGAATATATTCCAGATACCACAATTACTGTAACTGCTACAATTATTAATTTAATCATTCTGTATCACCTTCTTTCATATTATTAAATTTAGTCCAATTCACCGCCTATATCCAAAACCCCATGTGTAAATATTTGCCTAAATATTCTGTTTCCCAGTAATAATCTCCATAAAAAGAATCTTCACCAGCCTGATATTGGTCACACCATTCTCTTCCTTCTTCGTCTTCAAATGAATTTACCTCTCCAACATAATGGTCTGTTATATCTGCAGAATCACTATCCATTCCATCCATATCAAGATTTTCGTTGCACCATGCTCTAATTTCTTCATTTAATCTGTTTCTTTGTTCTATTTTATCTACTATTTCTTTTGGTATTTTACTCATTCACTTCTCCACCTTTCACGATTTCTATTGCATCCTCTAAACCTGAATCATAAAATATTTCTTGAATTGTGTCTCCAAATCCTTTATTATTTTGTTTTTTACCTAATTGCTCCACAACCTTATCCACGTCATAGGCTGTCGGCTGATTTTCAATCGCTTTTATGCAATCTTGAATTACTGCACTTACTTTTATGCTTTCAATATCTTGCACATCAATAGGGCTTTGCTGTAACATAAAATCATTTAAATGTAAAATCACTTCATCTGCATCTATTAATCTCATTCTGTTCACTCTCCTTTTTCCTGAAAAATTCATAAAAAGATTTTGGCTCAATAATTAACCTCTTTTCCTTTCCACATTTTGTACATATGAATTCTGCTTCCTCGCCCGCCCAAATTGAATGTAATGCATAAACATGGGGTCTGCATAAGCATTTAATTCTTGTTTTGTTTGCTCTATAATCTTTTATCTCGTTTTTGATATTAATTACTATCTGCTCAATTATACAAAGCACAGCAACTATTCCAATGCCTGTAAATAATCCAATTAATAGCCTAAGAATGTTCATTCCTAACACCTCACTTTGCAATCTAAATTTTTATTTAAAGTTCTAACACGCATCCTATTGAGATATATATAGTTGTTATTTTCAACTCTATAAGGTATTCCTAAAATAGAACTCAACTCTTCAAGTTCCTCTGTATAATCAATGTTTCGATAGTCTCTAACAATAACAAACTCGTGATACTGTCTTTCCATTACTTTTCTCTCTCGATATGACATATCATAGCCCCATACTTCATACAGCATTTCCTTACGCTTGTTTTCTTTTTTACGTCGCCTTTTGTTCATCTACTGCTCCTCACTTTCTGCTAGTTTTGCATATTTCCAAAAATTCATATTACCATTAGCTGTCCAAGATGTAGCGCCACTTAACCACGCATAGACTTCTCCGTATTTAAATCTAGCAAAATATCTTTTAATCCATTTTCCACCTTCATCATCTCTAACCAAAATCGGAGTATCAACCTTAACCTTGCTCCAATCAACTTCTGGCTCTTTGTATTCTGAAAATAGCCAATTATCTGTTCTATCAACGCAACAGCTTTCTACGCTACGCAACTCGCACATATTACACTCAGTTTCCTGACACATACATGGCTTTCCATCTATAACTGCCAGTTCATAAGGGTTAAGCACTCCAATATTCTCCAATTCTTCTTTATACTTTTCGATATTTAACATTTCTCTCACTCCTTAACATTTCTTAACATTTCGCATAAAAAAACTACCAACCAAATAATGGCTGATAGTTTTCTTTTTTACTTATTCTGTTCAATAAATTCCGTCATCATCTTTGTAAGCTGGCTTGCTTTACTCACTCCCAGCCTATCACATGTTTCTGCAAATGCATCTGCAACGTCTTTCTTTAATTTGTACGTCTTAGCAACGTACCCTGCTTTCGCATTCCATTTCTGTGATGCGATTGTCTGACTGTTCGGTTCTCCCTTCGGCATCTTATTGTTCTCCTTTACCTATTTTCTTCAATGAATTGTTGCATTAACTTTGTCAATTCAGGGCCCTGAGACAAATGCAGTTCTTTGCATACCTTTTTAAATTCTTCTGCAACAGCTGTATTGACTTTGTATGTCTTTGCTGACACTCCTGCTTTCATATCCCATTTGTCCTGTGCTCTAATCTTCTTTTCGTCCATTTATAATCCTCCATAATTGCGGTATCGTCTCAATTAGCATATATAACGATGCACATATTACAAATACGCATCCTACTATAGACCATTCCGTTGCTAAAGCTAATATGATGGTAAACATAAAAAATGCTGTAGAAAAGTTAAACTTCTTCATTTTATTTTCTTTCCCAATGTGCTAATATACTTGTAAGAGATTGGGAGATTTCTCTCCCTTTCTCCTATGTAAGAGCCTTTATGAGTTCGGCGATTGATGTAATCAATGCTGCTATTGCTATTAACGACTTGATTACCAAATCCCATATCTTAAGGCTCTTTTTGTCTTTTCTCTTGCCCATTGGTTTTACCTCCTTCATTTGATATATTTATTGTATCATACGTGTACGTATATGTCAATACTTTTACCAAACAAATTAAGTTTTTTGAAATTTATCAGCCAATATTTAGTTTTCAATGTACATTTTACTTCTTAACATTTCTTAACATCTATTCATTCTGCCTTATGAATGTATCAATACCACATTCTTCTTTTAAAATTGCTATCTGATCATCCCAGCAGCTCCAATCAGGATTCATAATACATTCTGTTTTATTGTTGAATATTTCTCTAAACTCTAACAGTCTTTTTTTACCAAAGCCAAATCCGTCCCTTAAAGATACCATTGCCAGGATTCCCACACTGTCTACTGTCTGATTTTTCATTCCATCACACCATTCTTCAACATCTTTTTCTTTAATAGCAACTGGAAGTTTTGTAATGTTTCTTAATCGTAATTCCTTTTCCAGTCCATCAATTCCTCTTTCTTTAGCAATCTTAAAGGCATAAGCCATTCCCTCACGTCTTGCCTGTTCTTCTTTATCTATTCTTGCCATTTCAATCTCCCTTCATTGTCAAACACGTCTTCTATATTCATCTGTCCTTCAAGTTCATTCTTTTCCTGCATTGGCGGTAATTCGTAGTTTTCCGGTACTTCTACTGTAATCTCTATAGCTTCAAATGAATCTGAATTAATCGGATGCCAATGTTTTCTGGTCATCTGCCATGCATATACTTCCATTTTTAGTATTTTCTTTGGAATGTTCTTTAATATAACATCATGATATACATGGTCATTTTCAAATCTGTTTATCTTTTCTGCTATAAACTCAACTTTATAATCCTGATGTGCTTCATGTTCGCGCAGTTTCGCATCTCTCCATGCTCCATCTCCTATGTAATATTTGGCTTTAAGTCTGCCGTTTGACCTAACCTCAACTTCTATTTCAGCAATGCAGAAATTTAATTCCACCAATTCTTTTATTGTCACTATTGTTCACCTCCATCTATTCCTAAGTAATCAAATAATGTAGGTGTCTCTCTTTCCTCTTCAGCCTGTTGCAAATATCCGACGCCATCCCTGAAATAATCTTCATTTAATTCTATTCCGTATCCTCTTCTTTTCATTTTTACCGCAGTCATTGGAACTGTCATAAGTCCGCCAAATGGATCCAGAACCAAATCCCCTTTATTTGAATATCTGTTTATAATCCTTTCAACGATGTCTATCTGTAAAGGACACACATGCATTTGCTTTCTCCTTCTCGACTGCTGTGTATTGAGTGTTTTCATTCTGTTTATATCATCCCACACTTCAAGGTTGTTCCATGAACCGGGAGCTACTACCATAAATATAGCCGGAAGTCTTCCTTCTTTATCAAGCTGTTCTGCAAGTTTTACATGTTCTTCATAGCTGTAAATATTTTCTCTTGAATATTTGCGATATACCTTCTGTAAATTCTTAATGTCTGCTTCCAATAATTCTTTCTTTGTTACAAGTCTGTCTCCTGAACTTCTCCAGTATCCGTGTGCATCTATCTGCCATTGTGCCCTCGTATATTCTTCTTTTGTCTTTTTAACCGGTTCATCTGCATAAGCTGTTGATTTGTCTGTTGGCAGCTTTCTAAACAACAATATATATTCCGGGCATCCCACTCCCATTTTTGAGCCGTCTTTACACTGTTCACTCCAACCTAATCTGTATGTCTGATTATTTTCCCTTACAACATCCGTCACAACCGTTATCATTCCAAAATACTGAAATCCATGTTTTATGTAATGAGCTATACAGTCAGCATGGAAAGGTTCAATTGTTGGCATTCCCGTACCTGTTGCATTACCAAACAGCACTCTGTCCTTTACATGAATAGCCGCAACCCTTCCCGGTTTTAATATTCTCAATAATTCAGGTGTCAGAAAATCCATCTGTTCAAAGAATCTTTTCGTATTTTGATTGTGTCCGAAATCGTTATAATTTGCTGAATATTCATAATGGTTTCCAAACGGAATTGATGTATGAATTAAATCTACTGAATTATCATTCATGGTTCTTACTTCCTCAACACAATCATTATGAACTGCTGTATAATACTTTCCTTCTACCTTCACTGCTTTCACTCCTATCTTTCTGTTAAGTCCCTGTGCCTTGTTGTTCTGATTCAAACCATATTTCTTTACTATTTCAATCATTTTTGACACCATATGATTATGATTTTTCCACTTTTCTTCCAGAACCTCTTTAATACTCTTTTCATTCTCCATGTAAATTATGTCAATTATTACCTGCTCTTTTTGAAGGAATCTGTAGCATCTGTGTATTGCCTGAATAAAATCATTAAATTCATAATCTATGCCTACAAAAATTTCTCTGTGACAATGTTTCTGGAAGTTACAACCTGAACCTGATAATTCTTTCTTTGTTGCAAACAATCTTGTCCTTCCTTCCGAAAAATCTATAACTCTTTTTTCCCTGATTTCATAATTCTGTGAGCCATATATATCAACTGTTTCCGGTAACGCTTTCTTTATTGCGTGTCTTTCACTTTCCAAATCATGCCACAGTATAAAATTATCATTTGGACTTGCTTCTACGATTTCCTTCATCTTTTCTATTCTTGCAGATATACTTTCTCTTTTAACGGCTGCTGCTTCTTTTAATCCTGCTGCCGCTTCTGTAAATAACTGCATCTGTCCATTCTTATCAGCCGTATCTCCGTAGTTTATCGGTAATTCATGCCAGTTTACCTGCAATGGCGGCAATTCATATCCTTCATCTGAATATTCACTATTCAAATCTGAAGGCTTTGTACAGAATAATGCCCAGCTGCTTACCCACAACCAAAACTCATCTTCCTGATTAGGATATAAAGTCAAATTATTTGCCTTTGTACTGTCTCTTTGGAAAAATCTTGTTAATGCCTGACCTGTGTCCATTACTTCCAAATATCCTGCATAATGAATAAGTTCCTTATATTTGTTTGGTGATGGTGTAGCCGTTGCAACAAGTTTATATTCAACTCCTTTAAACTTTTCCAAAAACTCCTGATATGTCTTGCTTCCAAAACTTCTAAGAACTGACGCTTCATCTAAGGATGTTGCCTTAAAATATTTAGGTTCAATATTTCCATCTCTTACTCTTTCATAGTTGGTTATCATAATGTCACTTTTGGCATTTTTAACCTCTTCCATGTTTCGCACATATTCAGGCTTTTTATAACCTAATACCTCTACTGCATCATGTGTAAATTCCTGCTTAACTCCAAGTGGTAATACAATTAACGCTTTTCCACCTTTATGCTTTATTATCTGGTGACAAAATTCTATTTCCTGAACTGTTTTTCCTAGTCCAAATGATTCAAACAAAGCTCTTCTTCCACCTCGTATCGCCCACATTACGGCATCTTTCTGGTGTGGTTTTAATATTGGATTTATATCTTCTCTTTTTACTTCAAATCCACTGTCTTTTGCTATGTCAATTTTGCTTTTTAAAAATTCTAAATATTCCATTTCTCTCCAGGAACCGATATATCATTACTCTGGCCAGAGTTCCGCTCCTTTCGATTATTTTTTATTCTTCAAACTGATAGTTATATCCATCTAATGCAAATGGTTTCTTTATTCTGTTATGGCATCTGTCTGCTATCGTCTGATAAGACATGTTATTTCTAATGCCTGCTTCTCTTACACTTACATATGTTTCTACAATCCTTCCTGCTTCATCTATCTTTATCACCGGTTTTCTTTTACCTGACATTCTCGCAGTAAGTTTCCCTAATTCCTCTCTTGTTATGAATCCTATGTTGTCTTTATGATTGTTCCAAATACTCAAGTCCTTATGGTATGGGACTTTTCCTTTCGGAATTTCATTGACAAATGTATTAACCAATAGTTTGAAAACTGTGTAGTCCTTTGATTTTCCATCAATAGTGATTTTCACAAATAAATTTCTTTTGTTCTTTCTCCTAAATGGTGTTAACATTTTTTTCTTACCGTTCTTGAATGTTTTTCTTACTTTTCCATCTATGCTGATTTCATATTGGTTATTTCCCGGTAAATTAATTAAATGCCAATAATTTGCAGGTTCATTAACTCTTACATCCATTTAACTCTTCCAATCTCTTCTGTAACTGCTCTCTTTCAAGCGTAATTGCTCTTACTTCTTCCCTCTGTTCATCTGTCATATAATCAGCACAGATTAGAAACATCTCCCTTCCGTCTATCTGTCTGATTCTGTATTCAATCTGTTCTTTTGTCATTTTGTTTATATTCATATCTATCTCCCCATTAATAATTTACGTTCAAGTGATTCCATATCATCTTTGCCATAATTTCGTTCAGTAAAGTTTGCTTTGCTCTGCTCCGGCTTCTTTTTGTCCGACTTATAAAAATTCATCCAGCCTTTTGATGTTGCTTCTTTAACAATCTCTACAAGTTCATCATCACTACAGCCTTTATCTTTAAAAGTATTAAGCTGCTCAATGAGATTGACAATCTTGCTTCCCGGTACTGATGCAGACCTTTCTCGCATGGCGAGATATGCTGCAAATGCATCATTCACTTTTTCTGAATCGAAATATGTATTTACTTTACTTTTGTTTACTTTACTTTCCTTTACTTTACTTGTTGAATTTCTGCATACATTTTTTTCATTTCTGCATACATTTTTTTCAATTATGTTTACATTTCCCTTAAAATTGGCAACACTAACTAAAAGGTACTCGTCTATAACTTCAATTTCTGTTCTTCTTTTAACAACATCAAAATACTGTCTTTGTATTCTCTCCGATGTTAAAATGGCATATTCATTGAACATACTCTCGTTAAAAATACCTATCTTAATAGCATGATTCACTACCTGGTTTATTAAATTTAAATCCACACCGCTGTTCCCACCGAACCATTGCGACAAAAACAGAAGTGGGCTTCTTTCTATCCATTCACAGTAATACCCCTTATCTGAATATATCTTCTGCCAGAGTTTGACTATTACAGCAAATCCTTTTATGCCATAAGCTGCTTCAATTTCAGCCATATTATCGTTAGTGTGGCAATCTAATAGGAAACTCTCTATTCCTACTTTTGCCATGTCATTTAATCGTCTCCTTGTCTTCCTGCTTCATACTCTCTGTATATCTGCATCCAATCATCAAATGTCATTGTGACAAGAATTTCAGCATTATTCTTCTTATGAAAAACTGCTGGCAATTCGTTTTTGTTTGCATCTGATTTTGCTTGAGCCATCCAGTCATACAGTTTCATCTTTTCACAATGTTTTGCCTCAATATGTATTCCCGGAAGTCCGACAACATCCGCATCTCCATTTGCTCCACAATACTGTTGCCCTCGTCTTGCTTTATATCCGTAATCTCTGATGTGTCCTGCAAGTTGTCTTTCAAAACGTGCTCCTTTTTGTTTTGAATTAACCACCTTGTCTCCTTTCTGCCTGCCACCTTATGTAGCAGGCTAATTACATAAACATAGTTAATTAATTTCGTGATATATATTTGTTATCAGACATGTGCTTTGTATTGGCATGTCAATTAATAGTTACCATTTAAGCATTTTTCTTGCAGACTTTAAGCTCCAACCTATACTCCTTAATCTTGCCGTTTCCTGCCTTGTATATGCCTCTACAAGATTTCTTTCTTCCGGAAGAGGTCTGAAATAACCTTTGCCATCCTGCATGTTAAGAATAACTGTATCTCTTCTTGCTTCTGATATCTTGTCTCTTATTTTTCTATCATTCAGACCTGTCATAATCCTTAACTGCGTTCTAGTTACTGCATTCTCCCTTCCGAATGGAATGTAATCCACTATATCCATTCTTATCACTCTCCTATAAATAATTTCTTCCAAATATCTGCATAAATTCTTCTCTGCTATGTTGCTTTTCAAATACTCTCTGTGCGTCCATTTTCAATCTCAAATCAAGTTGTCTGTTAAAATGAACTCCTGCATTAGATTGATTATGATGTGCTCCACATAACCACACTTTCATTCCATACTTTTCAGACAATTTTCTATTTGCTGAACCAAAAAATACATGATGGCTATGCAAATTAGTAGTTTGTCCACATACATAGCATTCTTTATTACTTTGAATTACTGTTTCCAATGTCCCACTCCTGCTTCATTCTCAAAAGTTCGTCAGGAGGTAAAGTTTCAATTCCCAATTCTTTTGCTTCTCTTACTACTCCGTCTATGAGTGTAGCCATTTCTTTACTGTCATATGTTGAAGAACCAAAGTAGCATTGAAGTTGTATTCCTGATGAACCATTAACGTTTATTTCGCCTAATTCTCTAACTGCCCGCCATTCTGTCTTAATCTTTTCAACTACTTCTTTTTTGACAATAATGTGGGTAAATACTCCGTATCTGGATAGCATCTCTATATACACATCATCTTTGTCACTGTTTATAACGTCAGCAATCTTTGATAATAGAACCCACATATAAGCATTTGCATCTAGGCTTCTCTTTTTTCTATACTTATTAACTTTGATTGACAATTTTTCAACATCTTTTATCTTTTCTATCTCACTATTAATATTTTCATTAATTGATAATGTGATATTTAACTTATTAGACTGCCAATCTCTGCTAATATTAGTTAACTTCCCTGTACATTCCATTTACTTCGCTTCCTTTGATTTTCCATAAGTAAATACTCTTTTCTTCTCTGAAACATTAGCAATACATAGGAAAGAAATATTACCTGAATCGTCATATTCTATGTATTCAACCTTAAACTTGTCATAACATGTAAATTTTCCATTCCTATTAACTAATTTACATTTATCTGCTCCAATCCAGATAAATGGAGCTGTATACAATTCTCTACCAATCCCCCAATTAAAACATGCACGCTTAAAACTGTCAGATGCCAAACCTTTTTCTTTTTCGGTATAACTTTCTGTTCCAGTATCTTCTTTTGATACCCATATCTGTTTTTCCGTATCATAAATTGATACAGTGCAGTTGGCATTATCTCTTGAATGGCTTCTCTGCCAATTCATCGGTCCTACTGTTTCATCAAGGATATTCATGTCACATCTTGCATCTTTGTATAATAAAAGGCTTAATCCTTTATCTGATATTGTTGATATTCTGCAGTCAACTTCATCCGCTCTTAATTTTCTAAATTTCATCATTTGGATTCTCCTTTTCTATAACTCTGCTTGCCCACATATCTGCAAAATGTATAATCATTTGAAGTGGTGTTTCTTTTCCCTGCAAAGCATACTTAAGATTTCCATACATTCCATTGTGATATAAAATCGCAAATTCCTCTTCCTCTGTTAGTTCAATGTATTTGCTGCATATCTTAATGCTTCTAATCTCATGATCTACGTAACTTAATTCACTATTTTTAACAAATGGTATCTTTTCACTTCTTTTGCCATTCTTTAATATGTTTTCGATGTAGTTCTTCTTTCCATAATCTCCAGCTTTACCCAAATCGTGCAATATTGCACATAGAGTAATACTGTCTGCCATTGCTTTATATTCTTCACTACTTAACCATGACTTTGCTAATTTATGTGCATATTCATATACATTCAAGCTATGTTCTGCCAACATTCCATCTTTAGCTCCATGAAATTTAGTAGATGCAGGAGCATCAAAAAATCCTATTTCGTCCATCTGCTCTAGAAGCTTGTCTACTCCTTTTCTTTCTGTACTGAAAAGCAATTCTTTTATTTTTTCTTTTACCATTATTCTTCTACCTCCTGAACTGCCTTCATGGAAAATGTAACTTCATCTTCACCCTTTACATTATTTGTTGCTAAAAGAGCAATAAATGAACCTGCTTCTTTTGCTGTATCAAATTTAAATAAAGCTTTATTGTATTCAACTTTTATTTCAACTATATATTTCATTATCTTTTCCTCCCAACCGTCATATGTATCTCACAATCAATATGCACAAGTGCAATTAACATCAACATACCTGTAAAGACTGCTGCTATTGTTTCTATTCCATTCATGTGACCCACTATTATTCCAATAAGAACTGCAATCACAACATCCTTAACCAAATGTAGGTCCCATGCAATATCTTCTAATTTGGACTTTTTAGCCTTTTGACTATTTTCTTTAATTGGTATAAAATAAAACTGTAATATTAATTTTAGAGTGCCTATTGGAACTTCCACTTCCACGGGCATTCTTTTTTCTTGTACGTCTATCAATTTTTTATAATCTCCTTTTCGTAACCTAACTGGTCAGCCGTCTGCTGGTTCAGCTTCTCAGTCATTTTCTTTTTCTCTTCATCTGTCAAATTATCCCATTCATATTGATTTCCCTGATAATTAACAAAAATTAATACTTTCAAATTTTCATCACTCCTAACTTTCTGTTTTATCTTATGCTTTGCCTTACTTGTCTGTTGCCTGATTCTCTCTTTCTTCTATAATGTAATTACAGGTGTTACCGCACCGAGTAAATGAGGAAAGGAGTTTTCTATGAATAAAGATACTCTTTGTCATGAAATAGCATTAGAAGCAGCTAAGGCTTTTTGCTCATCTAATCTACCTGAATACATAAACTCATCTGGCGAAGATGGTTATGTTGAAGATATGATGAAGCATTATTTCCATTCTTTAGAAATTGCTAAAAAATGTTATGATAATAATTACAAAAAACATTCTAGTATTGATGTTTTAAAGTAATTTAAGTTCACTAACATATGGCACAATAGTTTCTATATCTTGTGCTATTTCAACTGCTCTGTTTGTAGACATATATTTTCTTGAAGCTATCAAAAGAATAATTTCTGCAAGCAGAGCATAATCATCTTCATCTGATTTTAATTTTCCTTCATGTTCAAGCATATTAATTGCTCGTCCAATTCTTTTTCTTGTTACTTTTCCTTCTTTCATCCAATCTCCTCCTTACAAATTCCATAATGCCTGAATAATTAATGCGTTAACTGTTAAGCCTCTTTTTTTAGCCAACTCCTTGAGTTTCGCGTGTAGCTCTGTTGGGATTCTTATAGTTGTCTGTATCATTCCTTTGCTCCTTTCGTTTTGATATTAAAATGATACGACTTAATTCGAGGTTTGTCAACAT